TATTTTTGTAATCTGGAGATTCTGAATATGATGTTACTAAATTACTAGGATTAACATATTTTATTCTTACTCCGTATGCAGAGTCTATATATGTTTTTACAGCAGCTGTTCCAATAACAACTAAGTCTCTAACCAATCTTTTCTTTAATTCATCAAAGTCATTTTGCTGCAAAACATACTCTATACCATTTTCTAAAGATATTTCTTGGGCTTGTTTATAATTCATTTGCATGAATAATTCTAACTCCTCCATGTCTTGAGGAACAAATCCTTTTCTATTGTAATCTACTCCAGTTTTTTTAGTCATAAAACTTCTAAGCTCTGCTGTCATCATATCAGCAAAAAGCTCTCTAGCATCCTCTTTTCTTTTATCTATAGACAATGTGTCAATAGCATTAGCTCTGATCATAAATTCTTGATTAACCATACCTCCACAAACTACATCTACAAATTTAGGCACTATAGATACTGGAGTCCAGTCTATATTCATATATGAAGAATCGCCCTCAACGTCTAGCAAATCTTTATATTTAGCAACGCTTTGAGTTCCTTCAGCATAAGATCTTAATTTTTCAAAGCTTCTTTTCCTGTCTTGATAGCTTAGGTCTGTGCTGCCTTTCCAGTCGTGATACATCCTTTTAAAATATTGCAAACCATATTCATTGGTTAATTTTTCTTCGTTGGTCGCAAATATTGTAGGGTATCCCCCTATTGTTTCAAATTGAGTTTTCATTTATATTTTCTTAGACATTAATCCTATATTCCTATATCTTTTTACAAAGTTAAGACTTATTTTTTTCACTTCCTTTTTTCTTACGTGTTTTTGTGATCCTAAAAGAGCTAAGCTGGAAGCAACTGTAGCATCATATTTAGTTCTATTATCTGGTTCAAATCTACTCCAATCATCTAACAATCTATTAAAATAACATCTACCCATTTCTCCTGTTTCACTATTTAAACCTATGTAATCATAAACATAACTAGCTACAGCTTCTGTTTGAGCATTTAAAACTGCAACACCAGTAGAAGGTATACCTTTTGTTTTTTGCTTTCTGCTACTGTCTGTATGTGTAGATTCTGGTCTATCCATCAAATATTCATAGTAACCTCGTCTCTCAAAGTATTTTATTATACCTACCTTGTTATTTTCTATAAGTATAGGGCACCCATAATACACACAAGTTTTCAGTACATCTTCATAAAACATTTCTGCTTTAGGAGGTCTAGCTATATATTCACACACAAACTGATTTGAAAAATCATCCATCATGCTAAACTTCTTGTAAACATAACAAGCAGCATCAGATCTTCTACCGTCAGTAGTTGTGTCATGGTCATAAGGGTCACACCCAGCTACCATTTCTAATTTATTTCCAGGTTGCTTTTTTTTATATATTACCTTTATATTATTTCTTCTCTCTTCAGGTGGCAACCATGATATTCTCCACTTTCCCTGTGAACTAGGGTTCCACTGAACAACTGTATCTTTTAATCCTCCAGCCCACACGAAGTCTCCCCTAACAATTAACCCTTCAGCTTCTTCATTGTAATCCATTTGTTGATATATTCTTTCAACATCAAAAGGACTGTATCTTGAGTCACTTCTAAAAGCCTCTTCTATAGTAAAGGGTCTTTGTCTTTTTTCCTCTGACAATTTGGTAGTGTTATTCTTGTAAGCATCTCTAACATTTTGAAGATACTCTTTAGCACCTATATTTTTGCCTGTAAACTTAGCCTGTTCTTTAGTTGGTGTGTCAACAACAGAAAAGCCATATTCATCTATAAAACCCTCGTACCCATCATAAGCTGGAGTAAAGTAAGAATACATTCCAGATCTAGTCCTTCCATTAGCGTCTGTTTCATTTATGTCGCTATCAAACCATATATTCTTAAAGTTCTCTCCTCCTGAAGTTTCAAGTTCATTAACAGTAGAAGGCATAAAACATTTACCAATGATCTTATCTCCCAGTGTTAAACAAGATCTTACAACCTCCCAATTTTTTTCCACACTTGCTTCTGTCCACTTACCAGCCTCATCACACAGGTATCTTATAAGTTTAACTGAGTCATAAGAGTTTTCTCTAGTATTTCTCCAATCTATCTTACTGTTCAAAGCTTCTGACTTTGTAACTTTTGCGTAATTCTTAGTTATCTTTTGACCTGGAGTATTAAAACTAAGAGTGCTCTTAGGATTATCACTACCATCTATTATAGGTTGAAAAAAGAATGGTAAGCTCCTAAACATATAAACAAGTTTGTCTGTAAATAAAGACTTAGCATCAGCACCAGTCTTACTTGTTATACCTCCATGAGAATTATATCTAGATGTTATTTCGTGCAATAACATAGATGCTCCTTTGTAAGAAGCTCCTTCCCTACGGTGTTTTACCATAACCATTCCAAAACAGTTAGGGTCTTGCTTACATATTTCCCAAAAAATAAAAAATCTTCTATCTCTATCCCTATACTCAGGATATCCAACATCCATCTTACACCAGTTTAAATAATAATAGTGTTCTCCAGTAATATAAGTAGGTTCCCCATTATTCATGAACCAAACTCCATCACTTCTCCTTTCAAATTCCTGATCTATAAACCAAGAGTATTTAGATACAGTATCTTCATTTAAACCATCAGGCATCTCAGTTCTTGTCCACTTTTGATCCTTCTTTTTTAAATCTGAAAATAATATATCTTTTTTCTTAGGCTTAACAGGAAGCTTAAACTTTAAACCACTTACATTTATATACCCTGCCATAATAAATTTTAGCCAATTATGCAAATATAATAAAATAAATTATACTGTCTATTTTTTGGCGTACTTTTCTGAGAACCCAGCTTTGAAAGATTTTTCTTCTAATTCAACCTCTTCTTCCCCTTCTCCTGATATTTGACTCTGTATTTTGTGAATAGCCATTAAGATATCTTGTGCGTCCATAAAACACTCTTTCTTTGCTTTCATAGCGTTCCTAGCTTTATCGTCTTGAAGATCTGGATCTATAGGTTTCTTGACCTCTTCCAGTAAAAGATCAAAAGCTCTATTCCCCGATGCTATTAGCTTCTCTAATTTTTCGTTGACATTTATTTCTTTCATTTAATTTAATATTTAATAGTACCGCACACCTTTCGTAACACTCCATGTCCTCATAATACTCTATCATAAAATCTATAAACTCATCTAAATCATCTAGATCTAAATCTTCTTCCGACACATTCCATAAAAAATAAGGAGTATCAGTTGAGTCTAATATTTCTTCTATGGATTTTTTACCTGTTAATAAGTTGTAAGAGTTTTCAACACATATATTTATTATTTCTTGGGTATCAATCATTTTCTACTTTTGCTAATATATCAAAGTTACGCATTCTTAATAACTTTTCCCCCTCTATCTGCATATCATATTCAGAATTTTTAGAAAAAACTACTTCATCACCTTTTTTAAGTCCCATACTTTTCATCTCGTCATTCATGTATTCTATGTAGCCATGCAATTCTTCATCTTCCGCTTCAGGTTTTGTGTATATACCAGACTTAGTCATGTACTCAGATTCATCCTCTACCTTTTGTTTTACAAAATTCCAATGATGAAGCATTTTTAACTTTCCATTTCTTACTCTAGCATATATATGATTCCATTGAATACTGTATATGTTTTCTTCTTCGTGAAATTTTACTTTGTTGTTTTCGCTAACTAAAAAATGATGACAATAAACCTTATCGCCCTTTTTAATGTCTAGTTTTAAACCTTTGGGTAAACCTACAGGTAGTGCAACAACTGTGCCATACTGTCTAGCTAATTTCAACTCATTGAAAGATGTTTCTAAAAACAACTCTTTGCCATTTACTATTATAGTATCTTCTTGTGTTTTTTCTACTTTCACAAAGTAGCAATCTCTAATTGGTCTCATATTATTTAACTTCGTATTTTTCTCTTTCTTGAATATCAAATTCTATAGCTGTTGGTTGATCAAAAAACCTTTTCCAAGGTCTTGAAAATTCATCGCCCCTAGATTTTACGTACACATCATAAACAACCTGCTGATGTTTATACCAAGCTGCTTCATCCTGTATAATGGCTGTTATTTCTATATTCCCAGCGTTCATTAACTGACCCACTTTATATGTAAGTCCTTGTTTTAAATCCCCTATAGTTATCTTTCTAATAATAGGATTTATAGATTCTATTGTACTCATTTTAAATTGAATTATTATTATCTTCTGTCTTTAGATCGTAATGATATTTTAAATCTTCAAGATTATCTATAGGTGTTCCAGTCATATTGCAAAACCCACCCAATCTTATTGTTTCAGCCATGTCTTCATATTCATCATGTTTTTCTTTATGCAAAGCTACTTTGAGTAATATTAGATATCCTATAAGATCTGATACTGTATCTTCTGTTTTATCATTTATACCTTTATTCTGTATACGCATAAGCTTATCATCTATACGTGCACATAAAGAATCTACTGGTGAT